TTTGTTAATCATTATGAGCCTGAGCGGCGAAATTGTCCCGCGTGTCGGACAAAAGTAGTCGGTAAAATGAGGCAAATAGTACAATATTGGAACGAAAATGGATGAATTTGAAATGATTAATGGTGATTTATTACAGGATTTTACACATGAAATCCTAAATAAATACAGTGCTTTTTGCCAAAAGGAAGGCATTACGCCCAGTTTTTTTCATCTTATTTCCTTCCTCGTTAAAACCGACGTGGTAAAGGAAAAGACGGTGGCGAAATATATGGTCATGCACCTTTACCCAAATAGCCTTTATTCAAATGATTCAAAAATGGACGCCATGATGGAAATAAGCATACGAACGGGTATTTCAAAGAAGCACGTTTATAACATGGTTCAGCACCCCGAGCGGTTTGGTTATCAAATCAAGCAAAAAAGAAAAGATAAAAACGATACCGAGTAATTTTGTAAATAAATTATTTTTCTTTTGTGACGTAAGCCGATTGGGCGGAAGCAAAATACAAGGCAATCCAAAAGGACAAAGTAAAAAACATGGCAAAAGTAAGCATAGATATTTTAGGGGAAATTTCGGAATCGGTTAATTCTTACAATTCGGTAAGAACCAAAATTAACCAGGCGAACGGGCAGCCAATTAATTTAACAATATCCTCAGGCGGTGGAAGTGTCACCGAAGGAATGGGTATTGCTGATTTAGTTGCTAATTACCCCGAGGAAACCACGGCAACAGGAATCGGGCTCGTCGCGAGTATTGCAACGGTTGTACTGTTGGCGGCTGACAATGTTAAAATGACTGAAAACGCTTTTATGATGATTCACCGCCCTTGGAGTTATACGATGGGCAACGCCGACGAACTTGAGGCAACGGCTGAGTTATTGGACAAAATGGAGGCAAAGTTACTTGACATTTACACGGCTTCGGTTATAAAACGCAAAGGAGACCAAAAGAACCTAAAAGAAATTATTACGAATATGATGGCAGCTGAAACATGGCTGACCGCTCAGGAAGCATTAGAATTTGGCTTCATTGATGAAATTGTGAAAGTTGGCGAAAAAAACATAGATATGTTACCGTTGCAAAATAGCCTAAACAAGTTCTTGAATGTACCAGCCGCATTATTAACAAACACAAAAAAAGAAGATGAAATGGGTAGTTCTATTTTAGAAAAAATCAAATCCCTTCTTAATAGCATAGATGAAACGCCACCCGTGGAAAATGTTATTGAGGAGGAGAAAGTAATTGAAGAGCCTGAGATGGATGAAGTTGAAAAGGCTATTTCCATGTTAAAGGAGAAAGGTTACATTGTAATGTCACCCGATGAAATGGATGCCATTAACTCGAAGCAAAAAGAGGAAATGGAATCAATGTACAAAAAGACCGACGAACAAAAGAACTCTATCAATGAAATCGAAACGGTTCTTGAAACATTGGGAAATGAATTGGTTGCACTCAGGGCGCAAGTAAAAAAAGGCGTTGGACTTCCTTCGGGCGGCTCAGCAAACGAAAAGGTTCAAGAAACAAAAGCGAAATCGAGTTACTTTGATTCTTTCGCTTCATTAGTTCAATCTAAAATCTCACAAAGATAATGGCAACAGCAAACGTCAATGGTTTTCTCGATTCAAACACATACGTCGGGCAAAACAATTTAAACCGTACTAACCCGTATGCCAACGCGCAAGGGATAAACGCGGAGCAATTATACGGTATCGATACCTTTGAGGATCGTATTCCCGTTTCCTTCACCTATGGCACTTCCACGGCTGGCAATCGCTTAAGCATCGCACCGTTGACGGGTGTAACAAGTGCAAGTGATTTTTACAAGGTTACCGTCGTGGACGAATCAGGTAACGAGGCTTATGCCAACTGGCAATCCTCAGCACCAACGGCAATTTTACAGATAACAACCACGGCGTTGAACAAAGGCAACGATTGGAAGGTGTTATTTGCAACGGCAGCGGCTGGAGCAAAGACCGAGTTTTCATTTGTGATTGAAGATTCATTGGTTCTTACCAATACGTCTGCAACCATTTCTTATCCAAACATTTAAAATTAAAAACAAATGGCATTAGTTGAAATAAGCCAACTTGATGTGTCCTTCAGAGGCACGGAGGCAAATAACATTTTTTTAGAGCCTGTTTTCTTTGATGACGATTTACGCGGACAATTCCGTGTACTTGGAAACGTTGCTAATAAAAAGAAAATGGTTTTCGTTCAACAGTTGGAAAACATTGTACGTAAATACTCAGGCTGCGGATTTAATCCCGTTGGCTCGGTTGACATTTATCAGCGCACAATCGACGTTGAAAAAATGAAAGTTGATTTGGAAATGTGTTGGGACGAGTTCGAGGATACCGTTTTTGAAGAGTTGTTAAAAACGGGTACAAGGCTTCCAGATGTTTCGGGAACATTGATTGAAAACATTCTTTTGACCCGTACTCAGCAAGCAATTAGAAACGACATTACCCGTCTTTCTTACTTCGGTGACCAGTCTTCCAACAACCCAAACTTTGATTCACTTGATGGGTTTTGGACTGTTTATTACCCTCAGTTAGTTGCGGACGATTTAGTACCACGCACAAACACGGGCTCAGGTTCAGACCTTTCCTCAGGTGACGGCTTCGCGATCCTTCGCGCCGTGTACGACCAAGCGCCTTTGCAGTTGAAAGGTTTACCAGCGAACCAAAAGGTTTTCAATGTGACGCAAAGCGTTTATTCTCAGCTTCGTGAGGATATTGAAAACGGCGGTGGCGGTGACTATGGTTTATTGCAGTTAATCAACGGTGTTGAGCAATTTACCTTCCGTGGCGTTCCCGTGATTCCTCAATTCCGTTGGGACGATATCGCCACAGGACTTGGAACAACTAAGCCGCATTACGTTGAATATACCACGCCTCAAAACAAGGTACTTGCAACCGACGTGTTAAGTCCTGAAACGGCTTTGGAACTTTGGTATGACCAGAAGGACGAAAAGGTATATATTAAGGCGCGCTTCAAAATGGGCGTTAATTATATTCACCATTCATTAATTAGCTTAGGCTACTAATAAAAAACGAATGAGCGCAATAACAAGCGGTTGGCTTAATGAGTGTATAAACGGAACGTGCGCAGGTGGTATTGGCAAACTTTACATTGCCAATGCTAACCAAGTCGCAAGCGTTACCAATAACGCCTCAGGAGCAACCACGGCAATAGCCATGACCTCCACAGCTGGCGTATTTTACGAAATTGAGTTTAGGGATAATTCAGGCGCGTTTACGGAAACGGTAACGCAGGATCCTGACACTTTATCGGTATCCATCGAGCAAAGTTTGACAGGTGTCATTAATTGCCGTGACCAGGAATTAAGAAACCTTATTCAAGACATGGCAAATCAGGCTTGCGGCTTGGTTTGTGTACACGTGGAAAACACGGGTAATTATTGGATTTGGGGCGTTGAATTGATTGGCGGCAAGAAAAGAGTTGCAAGGTTAACAAGTGCCGAAGGTTTATCAGGTGCATTGTTTACCGATTCAAATCAAGAAACCTTGACCATTACTTGCAGAACCACGAACAAAGCAAGGTACATTGTGAACGGCGAAACAGTGATGAACGCCTTAGATTAATAAAAGTATGATAGTTAGAGATAAAAGCAAACAAATGCTTTACGTTGGGGCAGACCTTTCGGGCAAAGCTGGAATTATTAGAAAAACTATCGGCGAACTTTCACAAAACGAATTGAGGGCTTGGTATACATCAAGCCCTCATACCGTTGGGCAACACGTCATTTTTACTCCTGAGAAAAAAAGCTATGAGCCAACAATTAAAGAAAATACAGGCAGTCCCGAACAGGAATAACAGGGTAAGTAAACGCAATCAAAGCCCTTTACTTGCTTCAGTTACTTTAGATACTTCCAATACCATGCTGGTAAAGGAAGATATTTTTAATGAGCCGTCACGGGAGAGGCTTGATTTCACGGGTGCAAAATGGGTAAGGTTCTTCACGCAAAAGGATGACTTTTTAAAAAGCCTTATCGCCATTGTAAATAATTCGCCGACGTTACGAAGGATAATAGAAGACAAAACAAACATGGTCGTCGGTGACGGCTTCATTCCCATGAAAGGTAAGTCAAATACATTGCTTACCACGTCAATGAAGGGTGAGGTAATCACCGACGATTCTTTAAACGAAATTGAGGATGTTATATCTCAAGTTAATTTACATGGTCAAAATTTGCAAGAGGTTTTGGCTCAGCTTGCGTTTGACTATGATGCTTTTGGAAATAGCTTTTGTGAAATTGTTAAAGGCAAAGTAGGCAGCGAACCATTCACTTATATTTATCATGTACCCGTTTATAACATTGGTATTCGAAAAGCCGAAGCGGATCAGATAATAAAATCAGTTGGCATTTACGACAACTGGGAGGAGGTGCCGCTTACCACCGACGGCGTGTTTTACGAAAGCGAAGGATTTCGGGAGGTGCCAATGTACCCAGATTTTAAGAAATTTGAGGACGGAACGCAAAGAAGCGTTATCCATGTTAAGCAATACGCGGCAGGCTATTTTTACTTTGGATTACCCGAGTGGATTGGCGCAAAGATGTGGGCTGAAATGGAATACAGGATTCAAAGGTTTAATACAAGTAAATTCGAAAATGGCTTTATGCCTTCGGGCATCATGCAATTCTTCGGCTCAATTACGCCAGTTGAGGCAAAGAAAATTGTCGAAGGAATAGAAAGTAAGTTCACGGGCATGGCAAATAATCACAAGTTATTTGTACAAGTCCTGAGAGACGAAAAATTAAAAGCAAATTGGATTCCCACGTCAAAAGAAAACGAGGGCGAATTTTTAAACTTGCAAAACTTGGCAGCCTCGGCGATTGTCGTGGCTAACAGATGGAGCAAGTCACTTGCAGGCTTCGCAACCGCGGGGCAACTTGGTAGCAATCAACAGATAAGACAAGAGATGGAGTACTTACAAAGTACGGTGATTAAGCCGCGCCAAAACTTGATGTTATCTAAAATCATAAATCCTTATTTAGCCGAAATTGGGCTTTATAACCCAGCCTTAAAAGACGTTCAATTCTCAATTTCAAACACTTTACCCGTTTCTTTTATGGGTGATATTAAGGTTGAAGATAATTTATCGACAAATGAAAAGAGGGAAATATTAGGTTATTCACCAATCGAAACAAATGAGCCAATTAATACAACCGTCTGAGGTCATAAGCGGCGGTGTTGCAAGACCAACGCCTGCGGA